ACATATGCTGGTGGCGTGGTTACTTGGATGTTTATTGTTTTTGACCATAATGAATATGAGCTTCCAGTTGCTGAAGAACACGCTAAACGACTGGGTCTTAAATTTGCCACTAGAACAGGCATGCGTAATAGTATACACGATTGGGTTGCAGTAGTACGTAAAAAAGACGGTGTTCAAAAACGTGTAGTAACAGAAGAAATTGTCATTACTACTACGGGGGAAAAAGAACACAGTAAAAAAGATCAAGTTAAAGAGTTACAAGCGTTTATTAATACCTATTCTAAACCAAATGTAATGGAAATGATGGTTGAACAAACTCCAGAACAAATTAAGAAAAAAGAAATTTTAGATTCCATTGTTTGCAAATTATTACACGAGGGTGAAATTTTTATTGCTTCAAATCAAACTATGTGGCCATGCTGTTTTTTATGGGATAGTGCATTTAAAAATAAAGAAAACATCCTTGGAAAACTAGCAGAATATGGAACAGAGTGGAACAGTTTAAAAGATAAAAGTATTGACGACGTTTTACAACATGAGTGGTTCGATAAACTTATAGCTGAAAGTTGGGATCCAGAACACAACAAACATTTGTCAAGATGCATTAAAACATGTGGTTACAAAAAAGCATATCAAAATGAGATTAAATTTACAAAATGACAACACCTAAATTACCTTCAGAAACATTTTGCATATTACCGTGGGTGCATTTAAGCACACGACCTGACGGTAGTATGCGAGTTTGCTGTACTGCAAACGCAAGTAGCGTTGGACCAACTAACGATAAAAAACACGGTGGTATGGTTGGTATTTTAAAAACAGATGAAGGAAAACCAGCTAATTTAAATGTAAGCGATTTTCAATCAAGCTGGAATAGTACCTATATGCGTAATGTGCGTAAACAGATGCTTAACGGTGAACAGCCGCCAAGTTGTATTAAATGTTATAAAGAGGAAGCCGCTGGACACAACAGTAAACGTATGTGGGAAACTGCCTATTGGAGTGAACGTACTGACTTAGAAAAACTAATTGCAGATACTAGTGAAGATGGGTCCGTGCCTCCGCAATTAAATTATATTGATTTACGCTTTGGAACCAAATGCCAATTAGCCTGTGTAATGTGTAGCCCACACGATAGTAGTGGTTGGATTAAAGATTGGCAAACAATACATCCACAGATACAAAATCCTACATTAAAACAAACTACGCTTTGGGCCAACAAAGGTAGTACTAATGGAAGTAGTTATAACTGGCATAAAAATAATCCTGTATTTTGGAAACAGTTCTATGAACAGATTCCAAATATGCAACAGTTATACTTTGCAGGTGGAGAAAGTTTGATTATTGAAGAACATTACGAAATTTTGGAAGAATGCATACGTCAAGGACATGCAAAAAATCTTGAATTGCGTTATAATAGTAATGGGGTAGAGTGGAGAGATGACTTGTTTGATTTGTGGAAACAATTCAAATTAGTACGTTTCCACTATAGTGTAGACAGTATTCATGAGATGAATGATTATATACGCTACCCAAGCAAATGGAGCAGAACAGCTGAAGTGTTTCATATTTTAGATACACAAACACCTAGTAACACAGAAGTCACTGTGGCATGTGCCGTGCAGGCTCTTAACATTTACTATATTCCAGATTTTATTAAATGGAAGTTAGAACAGAAATTTAAGAAAATAAACATGTGGCCGTTTGGTGCTGGCGGAGTTAATTATCATTTTGTGTATCATCCACCACATTTAAACGTAAAAGTGTTGCCAGCATGGTTTAAGCAAAAATGCAGAGAAAAATATCAAGCATTTTATCCTTGGTGGGAAGCTAATTGGGAGTTAGGTGTTCCTGAATGGCACAAGGGCAAAGTAACATATGAACAGTGGCGCAATGCTAGTTATGGAATTAGCAGATTAGAGGGTATGTTGTCTTTTATGGAAAGTGAAGACTGGACTCAACGCTTGCCAGAAATGAAAGAATTTTTAGACTTGTGTGATGCACAACGCGGTATAACTTTTGCTGAAGTGTTTCCTGAAATGAAGGATATATTTAATGAGTAACCCTATTGTATGCCCTTTTGCTCTAGGCGGTATTAATTATAAAAATGGGTTTGTTACCAGCTGTCCACAACAATCAGATCAACTTCATTTAATGAATTCTGGAGTCATACGTCCTTCAGAAATTATTAATAATGAGAAGTTTAAAACACATCGTAAAGAATTAATGTCTGGTGTTTGGTCTAAAGGATGCCACCTTTGTCAAGAAGCTGAATCAATTGGTAGTGCATCAATGAGACAAACTTACGGACTGTCAAACTCAACAGCAAATTATAAAGAGTCAGGTGAGATTGATTTTGCTGGACTACAGCACATTGAGTTAAGATTTAGTAATAGTTGTAATATGGCATGTTTGCATTGTAGTGATGTTTACTCAAGTGGCTGGATGAGTAAATTAAAACACTATGAACCAGATCAAGAAGATAAAAAACACAAGTTAATTCAGTTGACCAGGGAATTTCATAAAAAGAGTAAAGATGAAGATTTATCTATAGCAATATCTATAGATCAAATGGATGAGATTGTTGATGATTTAAATGCTAACTTTCCAAATATATCTAAAATAGATTTTGCAGGCGGGGAAGTGTTATATCAAAAACAATTTTTTCCTTGTTTAAGAAAATTAGCAAATCATCCAAATGCTGGAAATATTTTATTATCGTTCCATTCAAATTTTAATGCTAAATTTGATCCAGTTGAATTGTCGCAGTTATTAAAACCTTTTGGAAAAGCACTAATACACATATCATTAGATGCTGGAACAAACATATACTCTTATTTTAGAACTGGCAATTGGGAAGTGTTAAAAGACAATATAAAATTGTTTAGAGCACATGATACTAAATCAGAGTTAGGTATTGTATGTACAACAAGTGCATATCAAATCATGGATATTGAAAACATATTTGCATCGTTTTTGACTCTTGATATAGATTACATTGATTCATCAATCGTGTATACTCCCAGATATATGAATCCAGCATTAATGACTTTAAAATTTAAAGATGCTGTGTATAATGACATACAAGCAACTTATAAATTAATTAATGATGAGAATACAAAGAGAATGTCTAACTTAGATAGTTATACACATTTAAAAGGTTGGGACAAAAAAAATCGTGTTTTTAAAGATATTAGGTCCGCGTTTAAAGCATTACTTGATATAGAAAAATATGTTTTTAATCATCAATGTAAACCAGATGAGTTTGAAGCATTTTTAGTTTACATTCGAAAAACAGATAAAATTTGGCAACAAAATTTTAATAATCATATGAAGAAATACAAATTTGTTGATAACAGACTAGAAAGGGTAGAATAATGTTTACAGACTCAAATAAAATATATAGCGCAACCACATCAGTTCAAGAATCCATTGCAATGGTGCATGGGATATCGTTATTTAGAATAAACGAACTTGATATTCCATTTTCAAGCAAATGGAAACATATTGCTATAAATGTATCGGGTGGTGCTGATAGTGCGTGTTTAACTTACCTCCTTTGCAAAATAATTACTGATAATAACTTTGATTGTAAAATTGATTTTATATCTCATGTAAGATGTTGGACAACCAGGCCGTGGCAAGGATCAATCGGCATAGGTGTTTACAATAAGTTAAAAGGCATGTTTCCCAATATTATCAACGAACGCCACGAAAATTTTATAACTCCAGAAATTGAACATGGAGTTTCAGGATATATCTATAAAGATCCAGTTTATAACGAAGATCATAGTGGAGATCAATTACAAGTGTCTGGTTTTAATCTGTACACTAGTTTTAAATATAATTTTGATGCAGTGTTTAACGGCACAAGTGCGAACCCTCCTGGTACTAATTTCCCTAAAAAAATGAAAGAAAGAGAAAAACCAGCAAGTGAGGGTATATTACCAGATTTAATTATACATTCAGACGGAAAGTTTCTTTGCCACCCGTTTAGATTTGTTGACAAGGCTTGGATTGTTGCACAGTTTTATTATTTTAACATAACTGATTTATTTAATTTAACTAGGAGTTGTGAAGGTGACGTGACTCATAGAAATATTATAGGTACAATTTCTGATTATAGAGCATATGTTCCAGGAATGAAAGTTCCTGAATGTGGGACATGTTTTTGGTGTTTAGAACGTAACTGGGCTTTATCAAAGTTAGATGAAACTTTAGAAAAATTAAAAAATGAGTAAAACTTTTTGTCCTGTTCCTTGGAACTTTCAAGCTATACGTGCCAATGGCGATATACGAGTATGTTGCCAAGCTAATGTAACTAAAAATCAAGGTGTTATTAGAAAGCCAGACGGCACTGCATTTAATGCTGGCAAAGATAGTTTGTCTGATGCCAGAAACACTGATATGATGAAAACTATTCGTATCAATATGCTCAACGGGGAGTGGAGTGATGAATGTGGTCGCTGTAAAAACGAAGAAGCTAGCGGACTTGTAAGTAGACGCACTTATGAAAATGAACAATGGAAATTGGATTTTAATCATGTTAAATCTAAAACTAATGAAGATGGAAGTATTGACACAGGGGACTTTCCTGTAGTATACTATGACTTAAGGTTCGGCAATTTTTGTAATTTAAAATGTCGTATGTGTGGACCAACTGATAGTAGTGCTTGGTACGATGACTGGATTAAATTAACTGGAACTAATAAGTTTAAAGACACATCTGGAATAATGGAAATTGTAGACGACAAAGTTGCCGCATTTAACTGGCCAGAATATGAACCTTTTTGGGAACAATTGGAAGCTAATATACACAACATTGAACATGTGTACTTTGCTGGTGGCGAGCCAATGCTTATTGAACGGCACTATGATTTTTTAGAAAGATGTGTTGAAGCTGGTGCAGCCAAACATATCATTGTTGAATATAATACAAACATGAGTACACTACCCACTCGTGTTACAAATTTATGGAAAAGTTTTAAACAAGTGCGTGTTGGTGCAAGTGTTGATGGAATGGAAGCAGTTCAAGAGTATCAACGTAGTCCAGCAAAATGGGACAAGACTTTAGACAATCTACGTAAAGTGGACGCACTTCCGTCAAACATTGTTTCTTGGTTAGCGTTTACGGTGACTGCTTACAATGTAAATCATATGATTGATTTTATGAAATGGAAACTTAGCAAAAGTGATTTTAAACGGGTTAACAGTACAAACCGCAGACCAATCATAACGCATCACGTTGCGCATCATCCAAAGCATCTAAATGTTAGAGTGTTACCAGATGAATACAAACAAGATGTCACAAACAGATTCAATGAGTTTTTACAATGGGTTAAGGACAGCAAATACAATGAGCATATCATAAAACAAGCTGAAGACATTGTAAAAGGTGTAACTAGTTATATGAACAGTGAGAGTTATTATGACAGTCACTGGAATGAGTTTTTGAAATATACAAAACAACTAGACTCAATCAGAAATGAAAATTTATTAGATGTAGAACCAAAGTTTAAGGATTATATTAATGGCTAGTTTTGATACAGTTGATTTACTTGATGGTAATGTGTTCCAAGTAACTTGGGATACAGGTCGCCGTTGTAATTATGATTGCAGTTATTGCCCTGCGCATAGACATGATAATTTTAGTCCTCACGCTACATTAGATGACCTAATAAAAAATGCCGACTTTACTCTGGAATACATTAATCTCTATATGACTTATAGAAATTATAAACGGGCCAGCATTAGTTTTACTGGCGGTGAACCAACAGTTAACCCAGCATTTATTCCTTTTGCAAAATATATTAAACAAGCATACAAAGACAAGTACAAAGACAAATATGAATGCAGTTTTGCTCTTACAAGTAATGGGGCAATGGGCGAAAAAATGGCCAATCAAGTAATGGAAAATTTTGATCATATTACTATAAGTTATCATGCAGAAGCAGACAATATGTTAAAGCAACAGGTTAGAGATCGTATGGTACAGTTTGCCACAAAAGGATCAGACCATAAATGTACAATTAGTATTAACGTTATGTTCCATGCCGCATACTTTGACGAATGTATTAATTTATGTAAGTTTTTAGACAGTAAAGATATCAAATATGTTCCACGTATTATAGGTGAAGAACCTGATAGTAAAAGCAATTTTGCACATATGTATACAGCAGAACAAACTAAATGGTTTAAAGATTATTGGGCAAATAACACTAAAAAGGTGCAAATGGCATGAGTGAAGAAAATAAAGAATTAGCCCTTAAAATAGGAAGACCTTGTTGCGGTAGCAGAACAATGTGCCTTAGTAAGGGTGGCGAAAGCCAAAAAAGTAAATTTGTTGACTTTAGAGAATTTAAAGGATGGTACTGTAGTGTTAACTGGTTCTTCATGCATATTGAACAACAGACAGACAGTGTATTTCACCATCAAACATGCCAAGCACAATTTGGTGGCACTCGTGGCCCAATAGGTAAGTTAAGTGAGGGTGATAAGATATTAGCTGAACTTAAAAAACATTTAGAAAATGAAACTATGCCAACTGTAGTTTGCCCAAAGCAAACTTGCGGATGCGGATTATGCGCTCCAAAAAGTATGCATAAGGAATCGTATCAAAAAGTGTTGTTTAATCACGTTGACAAAAAAGTATTCTCTAATTCTATGACAGAAGATAATTCAAAGGTATTACAAAGTGCAAAGTAAAACATATTGTAAACATCCTTTTAGAGAGATTGCAATAAAGGAATATCGAGGAAATGAACTAAAAGCATTTTGGCCATGTTGTATGATGGGGAATGATGTAGAATCTACTCATAATATATTAGAAGTAGAAAACCCCCATTTATTAAACCCTCAAGAAATGTATGACCATCCTAGAATGAATCAACTTAGGGATAATCTATCGAATAATATTCGAGATCCTGCTTGTAAAGTATGTTGGGATCAAGAAGATAGGGGAATACAATCCTTTAGAAATTATTCAAATGAAAATTTTGGATATGAAGAAGATGGATTGTCAGTAATAGACGTTACTGCATCTAATATTTGTAATTTGCGTTGTAGAATGTGTTCCCCAACTGCAAGTCATCAATTGATGCAAGATTATCAATATTTTAAGAAAAACAATTTATTATCCAAAGTTGAGCGTGTTACAAATCGTTGGGTTGAATCTCTTGCTATAGAAGCAACTACATCAGTTCAATGGGATTGGTTAATGGAAAATACTCATAAGATAAAGGTATTAAAGGCTTCGGGTGGTGAGCCTTTTTATGATAACAAGGTTATTCAGCTTTTACAAAAATACGTTGAAACAGGTGCTGCCAAAAATACGATGCTTATTTTTCATACTAATGCAACACAATTTAATGAAGAAAATGTTGCAATGCTTAATCAATTTAAAAAGAATAAACATACATTTAGTATTGACGGTACTGGAAAAACTTATGAGTATATCAGATATCCAGCTGTATTCAGTGAAACTGAACAAAGTATAAGACGATATATTAAAAATGTAAAAAATTATGATTCTATTTTAAATTTTGTATGTGTAGTTACAGCACATAATATTTTAAACATTGATGAGTATTTAACTTGGAGTAAGAAATTATACTCTGGAGTTTGCTGTCAGTTCTCAGAAGTATATAGTCGTGATAGAGGGATATCTATTCAGCATTTGTCAATTGATATTTTAACAGAAGCAAAGAAACAAGCACAAAAACATTTAGTGAGAGATAACGGTTTAAAAGATAATGACGTGGCAAATTTAATTAGAATGATTGATGATGCCATTAAACATAATAAAGAAAATAAGCAATTAGTTAAAGATGAGTGTGATCTATTTGATATGTCTAGAAATCAATCTTATCGAGATTTTTTACATCCTATGATAGTTGAGTGGCTAGACAATGACTAAATCCTTTTGCCCTTTACCCTTTAGTCACTTAGCCATACGTCCTAATGGTCGTGTGTATCCTTGCTGTGTGTACAAGTGGGATAATGTTCCTGAAGATTTTAATATTCAAGATCCAAATGTTTTTAATCATGAGTTTTTAGAAAATATTAGAGAACAAATGCGTAATAATATACCAGTAGAAGGATGTTCAAAATGTTACTCTAATGAAGAAGAAACTGGTACTAGTACACGGATGTACTTTTTAGATAGAGCTAAAGAGTTTGATATGCCAGTGGAGCCAGTTAATGATATTAAATTAACCTATTTAGATTTAGCTCTTAGTAATACTTGTAATAATAAATGTAGGATGTGTAATCCTGAGTTAAGCACAAGTTGGTATAGCGATTGGAGAGCATTGGGTAGAAAAATTCCAAAAGGTATTCTTGAACAAAATACTGTTTTAGAAAATTACGATTTTAGCAATATGCGTTTTATTAAACTAATTGGCGGAGAGCCGCTAATGGAACAGGCAAAATTTATTGACGTGCTAAAGCGGTGTGATAGAAAAAAATTATCGTTATTATTAACAACAAATGTAACACTTATACCTAACGATGAATTATTTTCATTATTAAAAGAATGTAAAAAATGCAGTATAAATCTCAGCATTGATTCTTATGGTACGTTAAATGATTTTTTAAGAAAAGGTAGTAAGTGGGAAAAGACTGTTGAAAATATGCGTTGGTTTTATAATAACTTCCCTAATGATTTAAATGTACATGCTGTTGCCAGTATTTACAATGTAAATGTATTAGACAAACTGTATTCGTTTTTAAAATCTGAATTTCCAAAAGCAGAATTAAACTATGTTATGATAGACGGTCCTGATTGGATGCACCCAAAACATTTGCCAGAAAATGTTAAAGACATACTCAAAAATAAAATAGAAACTTGGAAACAACAAACTAGTGATCTGTTTCTTAATACACTGACTTTGGAATTGTCTAAACAAGGCGATTTTAGAGAATTTATGAAACAGGATAAAAAGTTGAATGATTTAAGATCAGAAAATTGGCATGAACACAATGTTGAACTTTATGAAATGGTAAAAGGATTCTATGAGTAATTTAGCAAAGTCAGCATACGATTTTACAGAAATACCCTACAACGATATTGTACGTGTGGGTCAGCGTACAATGCTATATCGTGACTTATTTACGGTAAGTTGGTTGCTTGGAAGATTCTGTAATTATAAATGTAGTTACTGTTGGCCCTATGCCCGCAGTGATAAAAAAGATCATAGACCAACTGAACTGTGTTTGCTTACAGTAGACGAAATCAAACGTCAAGCTCGTGAACGTGGATTTAACAGTTTCCATTTTAGTTTAAGTGGCGGTGAGCCAACATTTCATCCAGGCTACATCGATATATTAAATCATTTAAACAATGACTCTAATAATACAAATTACACTAGTGTACACATGACCACTAATATGAGTAGAAGTTTACAGTGGCATAAAGATGAATATTGTAAAGCAGTCAGTAAGTTTCATAGAGCAAGCATTACAGCGAGTTTGCATACTGAGCATGTTAATACAAAAGAAAAGATGGCAGAGTTTGGTGACAAGCTAGATTTATGCCAGCAACACGATGTGCAAGTAACTATCAATATGGTCATGGTTCCAGAATGGTTTGATAGAGATTATGAAAACGCACTATATTTTCATAATCGCGGAATCAATGTTACACTAAAGCCACAAAGTGATCCCACAGCAAGTAAAGTAGTTGATGGATATACTCCTGACATGCTTAAGGTATTGCATAACGGAATGCCTCAACGTGCATACACTGAAGCAAAGGCAACTGAAGCTAATTTAGTCGAGCGTCCAAAACCAACATTTAAGAAAGAACCAGATCCAATTTATACGCAGGACTCAATTCCGCAACATTTTCAAGTAGAGTTTGTGGATAAAACTAAAAAAGTTTGGTATATGGACCAAGCTGAACGATTCAATGCGTTTAACTTTAATAAATTTAAAGATTGGGAATGTAGTAGTGGCTACAGAAGTATTATTATCCGTGAACCTGATGGATCAATAAAGCGTAGTTACAGTTGCCATGACGCACCTTTGGGGAATATTGAAACTGGATTTAAGTTATTTGATGGTCCAAAAACTTGTGTATCGCCTAGTTGTGTTAGTAGTGCTGACAGTAAAATACCCAAAAGAGCGCCAGGGACAAAGTTGCCTCTGTGGCCCGGCGACAATACGTTTACTGTTTAATGTGATTTGACAGCATTGGAAACACGGCGGCAATAACAGATCCGCACTCGCGGGCAACCAACTGATGTTCCAGTTGTGTACCGTTAGCACTACGTAGTTCAATAAAGTGAATCCAACTACGTAGTGTTCCATTCATATACAAACGACTTACTGTAAGACCTTCTGGTAATACTGCACGGGCTTGTTCTTTAGCAATACCATTTTTAATAGCCCAAGAATATTCTTGTTTAACACTAAACAGTACACGCTTCTGAGCACGTTCCCATTCATAAGCCAATAACTTTTGTTCTTCATTCTCTGGATCAAACGCTATACTGTTTTGCCTATTTTTTGTGTCTTGAAATCTTGCTTCACGTAATACAAATGCCTCATCAAGTTCAACTGTTGGGTCAGCATAACGTTGACTAAACTCTTGAAAGCTAAAACTACGGTGACGTAATATCTGACGAGCAATGTCTCGAGTTGTTGTGATTTCTAAACAAGCACTAACCATCTCTAAAGGTGACCAGTGTTGATGTTTAATAAGATAGCTAATCAATTTTTCACTTGTTTCAGTGTTAAATTGATTTGCTGGGTTGCTAACACGGGCACAGTATGCAATTAGCTCTTGTGCGTCATCAATTCCGTTGTTAGCAAACTCTTCTGTTGCTTGGCTATATGATACTAGTTTAACTTTCATTTTAATTTCTTTGTTTTTAAAAACTTCCTAGTACCTTTAACAATATCTGTCTTTATCTTTTCAGTGTCAAGTTTAAAATCTACATTATCAATTTCTTCTTGATAGGTAGTAAAGATCTCGTGGATATTCTTTTCAACAGAATCCCAGTCCATCTCTTTTGACTTTGATGCAATTTCAATGTTCCAAATTTTATTGTCTTTAAACTTTATCTGTATTGAATGCAGATATTTTAAAGGTACTACATTTAAAGTAACCTCACCAAAAACTTCGGGCCAACGTTCAATGACATCTTTAGAAAGCTTCTTAGATGTCATTTTTTCTTTGTTGGTACTAATTCCTCTGCCTTACGACGCATGTCTGCGGCTTGTTTGGCTAATTTGTCTGCTTGGCTACGATAATGTTTTGCTTCTGCTTCTGCTGAATCAAATTTAGTTGGTTCAACATAAGTTTCGTTAACACTTGCTGATGTTGTTTTGCCAAGGTCATTAGTTTCAGCAGGCATTTCATTTACTGATCCCACTTCTTTAATTTCAACTTTGGCTGTAGATGATTTGATTGCTAAATCATCTACTGCAACATTATTTTGTTGAGCAATAAGCACATTGAGTTCAGCTAGATTAATTTTAACATTAAAATTTGGAAGCATCTCTACTTGGCTTGTTGGTACTTTGGTAAGTTTACCTTGTGTATGCAGTGCGGCAAGCATAATGCTACCATCAGGGAAATTAGCTCTTGCTAGTACTTCTGCAAATTCACCAGATTCTTGTCCAGAACTAGACTCAACTAAATTAATTAGTGCATTGTGTTGCTCATCCGGCAAATTTTCTGTTTGGACAACAAGACAATGATCTGATTCACCAGGCAATGTCCTATATGCGACCAAACACTTTCTGCCGGTAGAAACAATTCTACCTACGTGTTTTAGATCAGCCATTTTGTTGTCCTTTTGCGGCCACTTGAGCCAAGAAGTTTGATAATTTGTTATAAACTTTACCTACTGCCTCCATTTCAGCGGCTTTGAATGCACCACGTGAACTGGCAAGATCAATGATCTGCTTCATAGCATTTAGGTCATTGATGTTTAAATCGTTTTCAGCAGTTTCTGGTGCTGTTGTCTCTGCGGCTGTATTAGCTACTTCTGGCGCCGTGCCATTTGTTTGTTCTACTTTAGTTTCTTCAGTCATAACTGTCTCCTTAATGATGACATCATTATATAGTCGTATAATGTTTTAGGGGTTACAGATTTGAATAAGAAAGCAAAAAGAAACTGATCTCTTTTTCTTGTTCAAACCCAATTTTTGTGACATAGACAATAGTGTTATTACGATCAAGAGCAATGCCTTGCCCAACGTAATATCTACCGTTTAAGTTGGTATAGATCCAATCGTCAATCTTTTTAATTAACGTTGGATTATATTTTTCTAGAGTTGTAAAATGGAAATGGCGGGCAGGAAAATCTACCCGCCTTAGATCCAAAAAGTTTAAGGGATTAGGTTTCCCATTTTTAATAGCCATACATTACTTTTTATCTGAAAACTCGTAATATGCATGGGAACCAAATGGCGGAACAATTTTATCATTACCGTGAATGATAAACAGTGTATCACAGTAATTGTCATCGCCCCATGAATCCCAAGGATATCCGTCTGTAAACATGATAAACTTTTTAGGAACAATGTCGTTCTCTTTCATATATGCCCAATTACACATAAAGTCGGTACCGCCACCGCCCATTATTTCGTAACTTAGAATATCTTCGCCACTGTACCCGTCAAAGTCTTGTTCATTATACACTTTGGTATCAAAGCACCACAATTTAATATTGTAGTCTTTGTATTCATCCATAATACCTTTGAGTTCAGTGATAAAGTCCATGCTCATCTCATCAGTAATTGAACCAGACATGTCTAAACTTACTGCAATATCAATTGTTTCGTCAAACTTCATGCCAGGCAAAATTGCACCAGTATGCCAACCTTTACGATTGGGACGACTAAAACTGTAATCAGTTTTAATTGTACTTTGAATTTGTTGACGCAACAGTTCACGCCAATTCATTTTAGGTTCAGTGAGATCTTTAATCATACGAGCTACACTTGCTGGAGTATTACCAGCACCCGCGGCATTTGCCGCTTGCATAGTGGCTTCACGAATCTCATCACGGATTTGTTTTAACTCATCTTTTGAGTATGCTGGACGTCCGTCACCGTCTTTTTCCCAATCAATATGATCATCAAGTAATTGGCCCAATGCGGCCAATTGTTCTTGGTCATACTTTTCAAAAATTTCATCGTATACTTGTTCAGCACTTTTATTGTAGTGCTGTGGATCGTGAAAGATTTTAATTTCTGGAGGTTGTTCACCAATATGATCACGTACCAATTGTCCGTTTACGCAATAGTCAGCGGCAATATTAAAAATTTGACGATCTCTGCCCTCGTTACGTCCCATGTGATCAAACACATTGTGCAAGATTTCGTGTGCAACAACAAACTCAACTTGCTTAGTTGTAAGTCCACTAAAAAATTCACGATTGTAAAACAAATGACGTCCGTCAGTTGCGGCAGTTTTACACCATTCGCTAGCATCTTGAATTTTTAAACGGGTAGCCATGTTACCAAAAAATGGATGGCGCAATAGTAGTCCCACACGGGCTACAATAATCTTATCAACGACTTCGTCTAATGAATGTTGCATTTTTCTGCTCCTAATCTGTTACTATGTATATATTATAACACCTCCCGAAGGAGGTGTCAATAGCTAGATTTTACTTCTTTTCAGTTGCGGCAGAAATGTATTTGCCAAACTTTTGGTGGAACGCATCAAAACATGCAATCTCATCTGGATCCAATGGCAATTGATATTGTGTCAACGCAAGTTTAGTACCCATGATGACCAATTCAGTTTCAAAGTTATCCATAATAAATTGAAAAAAGTTATTAACTTGACTGTTCCAATTTTTAGCATTTTTGTCTGCGCTATCTTTAAGTTCATAGCACAGGCTAACTGCCAAAGAGTACATTGCTGAAATCTCTTTTGATTCCATCTTCTTAACAGAACCATTCAAAATGTCTGTGGGATTAGGCATCTTGCTAGCGACTTTACGGTGAGCCATAAACTTAATAGCAAGACCTTCACCAACTGCACCTGAAATCAAGTCAGTAAGTGTATGTTCGTCAGTGTCGTCATCTTCCAACAACTCGCTAACAAAGGTCCAGCTACGTGGTGTAGCAAAACTACGTGAACTAGACTTTGGATCAAAGTCGTACAAGTCTTTCTTAGAGAAAGTCAAAAAGCCCACTACGTCTTTGTGGATACGATTCTCAGTGGCCCAAAAACTATAGTCATCCCAGTCAACACGCATTTCCAAGTGAATAAAACGATTAGCCAATGGAGCTGGCATGCGGAATGTAACACCCTTGTCAGCTTCACGGTTACCTGCGGCAACCATTAACACATTGTCTGGCAATTTGTAAGTGCCTACACGACGATTCAAAATCAGCTGATAAGCCGCGGCCTGTACAGCTGGAGCCGCACTATTCATTTCGTCCATAAACAAAATAATTTTTTTATGCTGTGACGCAAATGCTTCGTCTGGTAACTCGCTAGGAGGAGCCCAAACCATTTTGCTAGTGTTACTATCAAAATATGGAATACCCTTAATGTCAGTGGGTTCCCACAAACTTAAACGGATATCAATTACATGGGCATCAAGATCTTCGCCAAGTTGCTTGACGATGTCTGATTTACCAATCCCGGGAGGACCCCAAAGGAAGATTGGACGGCGTTTAGAAAAACCTTTTTGGATTGCACGTTTGGCTTGTTTGGGGCCTACAGTACGGGAAATAATCTCGCTCATTTAAGTTCCTATCTTAGTTTGCGGGGTTGTAAAAAATTGCGCTATGTATGTATTATAGCGCCAGTCCGTTAGGAAGTCAAGCGTATTTTGGTTAAATCAACCAATATCTTCAGATTTTTTTCTAGCGTTGATTGCTTTAACAAGACCGTATTTTCGAATGTCGTCTGAAAACAACATCAATTCAAAAGCCTTTTTTTCTGAAAAAACGGTTAAACTTTGATTGGTCAAGTAGTAAGGACAATCAATAAATCGATCAAAAAATATTATAGTTTGGGGACTGAGTTCAACACTTTGAGTAAACGGTACTTCGTATTCAGTTAATTCCAAAACATTTGCCAAATGATTGTATCCTTCTTCAGTAAGGCGCAACCCTCCAGAATCTTTAGTGCGTGTATTTTGCCACCAAAGTCTATGATGCATCTTAACTGTGGCTTCGTCACAGGATTTTTCTTGTTGTTTCAAAAAAATCTGTGTAAATGCCAATGAAGAAATCATTTTAATGTTTGGCCAGATGTTAATACTGTTACTTGGAAATCACTACAACCAAAAGTTAAATTTAATTTTTTGGCTAGATTAATTGCATGTCCAGGGTTGCTAAACGCCACTTTTTTGTATTTAGGTCCAGGATAGCTAGTAACACTACTAAAACTTTTTAAATTAAAAGGTGAGCCTTTATAAAAGACAGCCCAAATTGCTTCGGCTTCTAATACTTGCTCGCACTTATAATTTTTTTTGTTTATATGTTCAAGAAGAACTTTGGGTTTTGGTCTGCTCACAATATGCGTCCTTAAATGTACGCATATATTTATCTATTTTTGATTAGAGAAACCACCACCATCTAGCTCTACAGTAACGGTGTCGTTAGCTGTATTTTTAAGAATATGCACTAAATTATCGTAATCTTGAGTTAATTTACTGGTAATTTCGCCTAGGGTAAATGCCAACTGTTTTGCAGTTTTAATATCTAACTTAATTTCTTTTTGCTGACTCATATCAGCTATTTTTACCTGCTGTATAAACTGTTGTAGTGGTATTGTATTAATTGGGTTATTTTGCATTGGCCAGTGCCTCTTTTGCTTCTTCTTCTGTTTTAAAAGGACCAGTAAATGGATAACGCTCAATGGTAATTAATTTAGGGCAAAAACTTCTAACCCAATTTTTTGGAAATTTAATAATATAATGTCCTGCACAAAACAAACTTTTACTTTGATTGCTTTTTGTAAACAATGGTAACTTTCTTCGCACGTCATACATTGAGTTATATGGTTGCCATTTAGTAGGATGCCCGTGACATTCATTTACGTCAACTTGTGATATAGTGGTTGTGAATCCTTTTAAGAAAAAGGATGTGCCAAACTTCTTTGTTATATCGGACTTTTTAGTAAAATACATTTCTCCGTTAGCACCGCACAACACATACTTGTTGTTTTCTTTTTTATGTAGGGTGCCAACTTTTTCTCCATCTTGCTCAACAATCCAAAGTAGGCCATCTACAATGGGTTTTGCGTGTAATTCTGTCATAATGCTTTTCCTCTTTGAAATTTATATTCTCTACGTAACCACCATTTGTATTGATGCCAGTATTGATGCATACTTAATTTTGGTTCACGTAAATCATCTCGTTCATCACAATTGGCAATCCAAAGTTTTCTCAACCAATTGGAAAAGTCTGTATCATGCTTTTTGATATTTTGCTTGGAATGGTTCTGCATATTGTTGTATTGAATCCGTAATTTTCTTTAAATCATACAAGTTACAAAATTTAAGCAATCTAATACCAACTTGATCAATTGCCTTAGGAACAGCATTAATGTTAATCGTTTCTGTAATCACATCTCTAATGTCTTGGGGTTGTGCGGCAAGATCAATCAGTTTACGATTACGTTCGTAATCTTCCAATACACGATGTTCGACACCATTATGGTCAACCCAACGTTGCAACATCATATTGTTCCACGCGAATCCTTTACTTGCTCTATCGTTAAATGCTTCTTCTAATTTGTTTTTACGTACTTTTGGATAAGCACTAAACACGTTGTCAGTAGGATCGCCACGCATACATTTTTCAAATAATAACCATTCAGGATTTGGAACTGCTTTAGCCTCATTAGTTTTCTTATCAATAACACGCTTGCCTTTTTTATCTATAATGCCTTCGTATGTTGTAGTTGTCTCCATTACACCATTATATTGTCTAACATTTGGCGCAATCAATTGCACAAAATCGCTGTCTGTTGAAATTATCACGTGATCATCATTTGGATGTGTTTGTATCCATCCTGCAATTAAATCATCTGCTTCAAGTTGTTGATGTTGTAATACAGTACAGTTTGTTTTTTCTGCAATAAAATCTTTAAAAGTATCAAATGCTTCCCAAAAGACCTTTTCTTCTTCTGCTTCTTTTTCTGTATGTGCGGCACGGGCGTCACTACGATTGCGTTTGTAGGGCGCATAATAATCTTTGCGCCAGCTACGCCCTTCGAGACAGAACACAACATGACTGCCATTAAAGTCTTGCCATGCTTTTTTAATACTGTTTAATGTAATGTGGAATGCCATACCAAGTTTGATATCAGCACTGCCGTTAATAACGTGTCTAGCACGGAAGAATGTGTTTGCTGTATCAACTAAAATATAAGTCATTTTACCTCTGCTTTGCCACCGGCAAGTTTGTTAACATTAATAAAGCCAGCACCACGATTGATGTCTTGACCTTCGTCGGCTAATACGTTTCGAGCTAGGTCTTTAAACCAACGATCCACAATCTCTTCTTCTGGATCTCCATCAAATCCGTATCCTGCTTGCTTTAATTGTACTACAAACTCGGCGTTCCAGTCAAGCTCAAAAAAGCCATTTCTTATATTATCTTTGTTAACATGAGTATCCAAAACGGCAACCCACGGCTCACCTTTGGCAGTAGCACGTTCTTTTGGTGTCATTTTAGCAGTTTCTTCTGCTTTTTGAGCTAACTCTGCGGCAGTCGTAGCTTTTTTGGCCACTTCCATAGCATCTTCAGCTTGTTTTAAACTAGCTTCGGTTTTGGCTTTTATTTTATCAATGCCAAACAATTTTTCAATAAATTTATTCATTTTACAGTTTCCATGTGATACGTTAGTGTTTCTAATGGAAATATTGGACTAATTTTGTTTTCATAAAATTCCATATGTTTTTCAGCAAATGGAATTAGTAACTTTTGAAACCAAGTTTGATCAATACCTTCATTAAATGTTTTACTATGCATTATAAATGCAAAATCGCTATAAGCATATCTTTCATGATACACATGCCCTTTGACAAAGTAACTTAGTGTATCTGCGGTAAAGAAATGTTTATGTGTTGGATCAACACAGGCCCATTTACTACGGAAGTAGGGAACAATAATAGTTACAGTTGCACCTGCTTTGGATATGCGGTGTATTTCTTGCATTGCTCTCACAATGTCGTTTAGATGTTCTAACACGTTGTCTAAATGAACAACATCAAATTCATTGTTTTCAAACGGCCAAGGATACACGTCAAGATTGTGTACTACATCTGCGCCAACGTTTTCATTAATGTCCACAGTTACAACAATGTCTCTGAGGTTTCCTGGAAGTTCTTTTTTACCACATCCTAACACAAGTAACTTGGCCATCAAGTACCCCACTCATTTTTAAATAGCGGCACTTGTAAACGGTCACTGTAGCGTAGTCCGTTTTTCATAGCCAGTATTGCTACATTACGATTGTTCATTGTGTAGACACTTTCAACACCGCCTACTGGCATTAGATAAACATGTCCTCGAAAGCCTGCTTTACGATATTCAACAACAGCACGTTCTGCATCAGCAAAGTCTTGTTCTGTGGCAATAACAAACTTTAAATATGCTGTGCCAAAGTCCTCGTACTCACAAACTACTTCTGGAAGTATTGCTTCTTCCCATTTCTCACCACTACATGGAAGTTTAGCACTTACTGAAAATGTTACTTCTCTAGCAAAATCTAAATTAGGCATTTGCCATTTTACTAGATATTCTTTAAACTCTTCTGTTAGCTTTTGAGTACCATTTGTTTCAAATGTAATTTCTTTTAGGCCAGCCATCTTAGGATGATCTAACAACTCCGGATAAGCACGTTGCCAACCTAGCAAAGGCTCACCACCAGTAATAACCAAATGTTCATCCTTCCAATGATCCTGCGGAAGTATTTCCATAATGCGATTTACAATGGCAGTACTTTCCAGCATTGGACTAAGTTCTTTAAAGTCTGGATGCCAACTGGCATAGCTGTCGCAGCCTGTACTAACTAACGGTAAGTCTTCATACTTTGTAAAAGACTTAATCATAGTATGTGTAGCCGCAATGTCAGTTGCTTCGTGACTAGATTCTCCACGTGGCATACCAAATCCAGCACACTTAAAATTACAACCAAATGTGCGTAGAAACACAGACGGGACGCCCATGTAGCGTCCTTCACCTTGTATACTATAAAATAACTCAGCTATTTTTATTTTGCTCATTCTTTTTCCTAAAATCTTCTACATCTATTATAGCACTTTTTAATGTTTCTGCATAGTTCAAAGCGCCTTGTTTCTTCAAACATACTGTTGACTCTGTATCAATATAGCCTTTAGTTAGTAAAGTCCACATATGATACCAACGTGTTTTAGACCAAAAGTTAGTCTTAGTTGTAGTATAGATAGTAACTGAAATGTCGTGATCATCAGCTTCTACCCATACGTTGTGTTCGTGACCACTATCTCCACACTCGCACGTAACCCGATAAACTTTTGAGTCTCCCCAGTCGTTGTGTTTTAAAATACCTTCTGCTGGTAATTGTGCGTTCATCGTAGAGCCTCTAGCGTTGAAATTTTAGCAATTTTTTCACCAAAATCTTCATCTTTGCCAATGATATAAATTTGACGATCAGTTCTGTCGGACTTTGGATCATAGCGACTAAACTCCACAATCTTTCCACCCACAGCACTGTACACTTTGAATTGAAGTGTGGGTTCGCTGTCAACATTGGCACGACCACTGATAGTGCTAATAGCATTGATAGAATTGCCACGGCCCATCTTGGTGCTTGGGTAACAATCTTCTGGAACAGACTGGCTGACCTTCTCCCAATCCTCACGTACCCAATTGATTATCATTCGTTTAAAAAAATTCATTTGCAAGTTTCCAAAAATTCATCTAATCGTTTAACTGCTTCATTAAAATCAACAGCAAACACTTTAGCACATATTACATTATTTTCCATAGTAATGTCAAATGGTACTACACCATTAAATCGAAAATCTTCTGGTACGGTGGTTTCAACAGTGAACTCTTGTAAGTTCTTTGCTCTAAATATTAAGTCATGCGCCATATCTACTGAGTTCATTATTCATCCTCTGGTTTAGGGTTGTCTATGCTCCACGGCCATGAAGTTCTTGGATCAGGCCTTGGTTTAAGTTTAACATTTTCTTCAATTACGGTTCCGTCTTCATCACATAGGCTAATTTGATATGGAGCATTAATGAGCAGATAGTCGTCTTCAACTTGCCAATCATGCTCACCATCAAATAACCAAGCCGCACCACCTTCGTGATATGATGTTTCAAACGCTTCTTTTTGTTCGTCTGTAAAATCATCGCTGTATTCAAAATAGCTGGCAACGCCATCTTCAAGTTCTGACCCCCAACCACAATCTGTTCTAGCCTGTGCTTGTGATGCGCCTTCGTAAGGAAGATTTATATCCATATCTGCTTCAACAAACCCTTGACCCCAGCGATAGTGATCTTCGATATTAACCCAACTAGTAGACCCGTCAGCATTATCTCGGAACAGTTCTATGTTCCAACAAATGCTTTTCTTTTCAAGTGGTTTAATTAGGTACACGTTTGACATTATTTTTCCTTAAACGTCTAATTCCATCTCACCAGCTTCTTTAACTAGTGCCAATACTTCGTCTAGTGTGTTGCATAGAATCTTAGCATTAACATAGTCGCCTTTTTTATTACGACCACCTGCTTCTACCATAAAGCCATTGTCATAACGGTTAATAGTATATGATTCATTAATTTTTGTCAGCTTATCGCCAAATGTTTTTACTGTTTTTGCTGTTGCCATGTTAGTTCTCCTTATCGTGGTGCAAATTCTTGTTGTAGTTTAATATTATCAAAAAACTCTTTTTTAGCGCCAGGATCAGTTTTAAATGATCCAGTTAATACAGTTGTTTGTGTTAAACTACTATGCGCCATAATACCTCTGTTCTCACAGCATCCATGTGTAGCTTGAATATAGACTGCTACGTTTTCTGAGTCGGTTGCTTTTTGGATTTCCCTAGCAATGTCATTGCAAAGTTCCTCCTGGAGAGTACCTCGACGGGCACACCACTGAGCGATCCTTGTATACTTGCTAAGTCCGATGAGTTTCTGAGCCGCAATAATACCAATATAAGCAACGCCACTAACGGGTTGGTGATGATGGCTACACATACTACGTAACTCACTGCGGACAACCAACATACCTTCGTAACGATCCGCCGAATCATTTGGAAATGCTGTTGCGTCTGGTGCTTGTTCATATCTGCCTGCCATTATTTCGTTAAAATACATTTTGGCCAGTCTACGTGCTGTGCCTTTGCTATTAGGATCGTTTTCGCGATCAATAAGCAAACGATCAAGCACTAGTTCAAATGCTTCTGCGGCTTCGTCAATTAGTTGTTCTTTAAAATTGTCTGTAACGTATTCGCTAATGTTATCGCCTGCCCAAAAGCGTTTGCCTTCACGTTTCATTTTAAAGCGAAGATGATCGCCCAAGTATGCTTCTTTATAATCTTTGTTGTCGTCGCCTTGTTGTTCGGCGCCAGCAATCATATTTTTGTATATCACGGATTCAGTCATTTATTACTCCTATGTATTAGTATATAGGTTTATTTAGGTTTTTGCAAGTTATTTGGATAAGTTTCCCATTGCTTGTGATAGTCATCCCAATGTCTAGTATCGTAGATATGGAAATGAACTCCATACCCAAATATACCTAAACATATTTCAAACCCAGCATGA